AAACCACCCCGACTACGGTTGGCTTCCGTACACCATAGATCCTACCGACACAGACAACACTATCGACAATGCAGCCCTCCTAGCCCTCATCGGTTCCGACTTCAGTCCCTACGTGGCACCAACCCAGGAAGAACTAGATGCAACGGCAGCGGCTAACATCAGGGCCGAGCGTGACAGACGCCTAGTGTCCGAAGTTGACCCAGTCGTCAGTAATCCACTGCGCTGGAGTGCTATGTCTGAACAAGAGCAAGCTGACATGAGTGCCTTCCGAATGGCCCTTTTGGACGTCCCACAGCAAGCTGGGTTTCCCAACACAATATCCTGGCCTTCACTTGCGTAAATAAGGAACACCAGTTCATGCCAAACCTACCGATCCGAGAACTAGGCTCTGTAGGCGTAATAACTGACATTGACCCCTTCAACCTACCTATCAACGCATTCACTAGAGCTAAGAACGTCAGGTTTGACCAGGGTAACATCCGTAGATCCCCGTGCTTTCGTGATGTCTCAACAGTAACTGGGTTTACACCCGTGTTTATCCACGGCGTCTACAGCGCCACAGGTTATGACACCGTGACTGTGGTATCTGATGACTTCGATGTCTATGAGTTCTCAAATGGAACCATAACCCTGGACCTCAACAGTTCATCAAACGCTAGTACAGCCCAGGTAACCGCGACATCACTCGCTAACGTCCAGTACCTTAACCGAGAAGACACTGCTCCAGTCTATAAGACCCCAGCGATGAACAATTACGCTACCCTGGTAAACTGGCCCTCAGGATACACCTGTGGTGTCTTACGATCCTACGGTGACTTCTTGATAGCTATGAACCTCGGGGAAGGTGGAGCAAGCTACCCAACCAGGGTACGCTTTAGTGACATAGCGCTGGCAAACAATGCGCCAAGCAGCTGGGATGCAACGGATGCAACTAAGTCAGCTGGCTTTAACGACCTAGCCCAAATGAACACACCAATCATAGATGGTGCTACTTTAGGTTCTAACTTTCTGATCTACTCCAGCGACCAGGTATGGCTTATGGAGTACGTCGGCGGCACCTTCATATTTAACTTCCGTAAACTCTTTAGTGACGTCGGTGTCGTAAACCAAAACTGCATAGTCGAAGTCCAGGGACGTCATTACGTCTTTGACCAGGACGACATCTACATGACAGACGGTGTGTCTACCCAAAGCATCTGCGATGGACGTGTAAAAGACTACATCTTCTCCAGTATCGACACCAGCGCATTAAATCTATGCTTCGTTCAATATGACCCAGCGCGTGAAGAAATCTACTTCTGCTACAAGTCATCTGACGACATGGCTGAGTTTACTAACGGATCTGGATGCAACAGAGCAGCTGTCTTTAACTACGCCAGTAACACCTGGTCTTTCATGGATCTTCCTAACGTCTACGCTGGGACCAGTGCTAACGTCGACACAGTAGAGACCTATGCAACTGCCAGCACCACCTATGACCAGGCTGGTTCTACCTACGCTTCCCAGGACGCTGGTTTTACCCGTAATGTCTTGATGCTATCCCAGGCATCATCGAGCGACGGTCTGTCATCAAGTAACATCTTTGGTCTCGATGGTATCGACGAAGGATCAACTCTAGCTGGATCACTAAACACTAGCGCAACCAAAGCTATTAAACTTGAGAGAACAGGCATTGACCTGGACATAGAAGCCCAGCTGCCCCTCACAGGTTACAAGAACATCAGAAACATGGTCCCACAGTTTAACACTGTGTCTACCAACAAGACGTTCAATGTATCGATGGGAGCAGCCGACCTGGCAACTTCCAGCCCAACCTATGAGACATCTGTATCTCTAGATACATCAGTAGCCTACAAGGTCGACTCCAGGTCCTCTGGTCGATACTTGAGTTACAAGATTGAAACGCCCGACATAAAGGACTTTACGATCTCTGGTTTTGATTTCGACGTAATATCAACTGGGAGACGTTAATCATGGCAACAAACACAGTTACCGACGTCACAATTACAACATACGTTAGACGTCCAACTCCCGTAATGAACGAAAGCTTCAGATTGTACGTCGGACAAGAGTTCCAGGCAATCGAGGCTGCAATCAACAGTATAATCCAGGGTACTATCCAGGTGGCTGACAACCCACCAGAGAACCCCAAGAAAGGCATGGTCCGTTATGCCTTATCTCCCTGGGACCCATTAGGTGATAGCTCTACAGGGCTTGTCGTCTACAATGGCAGTTCCTGGGCATCCTTTAGTCCATCTACTTATGACGACTTCCCCAACTAACAATTAAACAACATGATAGGAGCATCCACATGGTTTGGCCTGTAATTGGTGCTGTCGTCGGCGGTATGATGGCGAACAAAAGCGCTAAAGCTGACCGCGCTGCAAATGAGCGCATGAATGAGCAGAACAATCAGTATTTAAATGCAGCGATGCCTTACATCAACGAAAACCTAGGCAACGTGTCTGATGCTTATAGAGGAATGATGGAAGTTGGTCCATACCAAGGTTCGTTTAACGCTGGTCCAAACCAAATGCAGACTGATGCAAACAACCAGCTGTACGGCATGGGTAATACCTTGGTTGATCGTGGTAACACGATGTACAACGCTGGCATTAATTATGCTGCTCCAGGTATGAGCTTCGGCAACAACGCAAACGACCTATACAACCAGTTTACTGGCATGTCTAATACCATGCAAAACCGTGTTGGTCAGTTCGATGCACTGGCTAACGACCAGAGAAACTTAGCGAATGACTACAGCAACATCAGAAGTGGCATCGGTAACTATCGTTCTAACTTTGATGATCTAGCAGCAAACAGCCAGGGTCTTACAGATCGTTTTGGCACCTTAGCTGACAAGGCACTTAATGATGATCGATTAGCAACTGCAAGCCAGTACGCAACGGATAACATGAACCCTATTGTCGACGCCATGATGCGTGACGACACACGCCAGCTGACAGAACAGACGCTCCCAGGTATTAACCAGGCTGCATCAGGTTCTGGCAACGTCAACTCAAGTCGCGCTGGTATTGCTGATGCAAATGCCAACCGTGCATATCTTGATCGACGTGCAGACGTAAGCACTGATGTCTTTAACAGTCTACGTGACGCAAGCCTCAGCCAGCAAAACACCCAGTTTGACCAGGGCATGGCTGGCACAGTCAACATGGCAAACAACATGAACAACACAGGTGGTTTCTACAACGACGGTATGAACACCTATGTCAACCAAGGTAACATGACTGGCAACATGGGTACGGCCTACGGTAACGCTGGTAGTGCTCTGGCATCTGGTAACAACACCCTGACATCAGCTGGCAACATGTTGTCAAACGCTGGTGTGGCAAACAACCAGCTAGGCAATGCGTTTACTACAGGAATGAACACAGCTGTAACTGGTACAAACACAGGTATTACAGGTGCCAACACGGCCCTTGGCGCTGGCAACAACCAAAACACCTGGGATCAAAGACAACTAGATGCAGACCGCTCTCAGTATGATTACACAACAGGCTACGACTATAATTTAGGTAAAGACTACGGAAGCTTCCTGGCTGCTCCAGGCGTCTCAGGTCAACCCAATTATGCAGCTAACACAGTTAACCCAGCCGCTGAAACCTTTGCTGGTATGAACGCTGGTTTTGGCTTTGGTAGCCAATACGGGCCACAGATAGGAAGTGCTATCGGTAACTCCCCCTTCATGAACCCCTACTTTGGCTTCCAACCAGGCCAATTTAGCGTCGTATAGGAGGATACAGAATGAACCCAGCATTGATGAACCAACGAGGATTTGTACCACAGGGGTATCAGGTTGCCCCAGCGCTATCTCCTAACGCACAATCACAACCAGGAGCGCTGAGTGGAAACGCTCGAGGCTCAGTGAAGATGCCCATGTACCCACAAAACCAGAAGATAGGTCTTGGTGAAGCCATGATGCGGATAGGGACATCTGGTCTCGGTCAGTCTGCTACTGGTGGTGGCTTAGGCGTCTATAACGCGATGGGACAGACGTATGGCAACATCATGGACTACAACCGTGCTCGAGAGATGGAAGAGTATGCAGCCCGAGAAGCACAGGCCCTCGAGCAGCAACGTCGTTTAGATTTGCAGCGCAAGATGGAGCGAGAGCAGACAAAAGCAAATGAGCCAGATGTAGAGGGTGCAGCAAAGGCACTTGTAAATCTACAGACTGCCCAAGAAGTCCTACAAGGGTTTGATGACTTCGATGATGTCGTCGGTTGGAAGTCTATGATTACAAGAAAGTGGGACCAGTTAACTGACAACCAGCGTGAGAACATTCGACTTAAGATCGAGACGCTAAAGGTTGATCGAGTGCTTGCTAATATTGCCCAAACTAAAGGTGCAATCTCAGAAAGAGAAATGGACATCTTTATGTCAGACCAACCATCCTGGATGGCTGGAGAAGAGATCTGGAGAAACTGGATTAATGACTACATTGCTGCTCTTCGAGTAATGCACACCAACCTGGCAAATGGAACCACCGTCGATACTGGAGCAAGAATGAGCACCATGAGTAACAGCGGTGATTACAAGATAATTAGCGAAGAACCAGACCCTAATAAGTAGGAGCGGCTAATGGCTATATTTAGCATCCAAGCACCTGATGGTAAAACCTACCGTGTACAGGGGCCAAACCAAGCTGGAGCAATAGAATACCTTAGATCCCAATTAGAAGGTAACCAAAGTACGCAGCCTAACTACAATCCACCAGGCACAGGACTTGGTCGGGCATTTAAACGTGGCGTTAACAGAACTGGTCAGGCTTTTGATCTAGGTAAGGCGGCTATAGCAGCCAACACACTGCGAGGCATGGATGTCAACAAAGTTGAAACACTAGACCGTGCCCTCAAGCTTTCTATGCCCCCATCAACTTATGAAGCAGTTAGAAAGTATGCTTGGGACGGACTTGGCTCAGTTAAGTCAGAAGAAGATTTAGACAGATGGCTTAATAGCCTTCAGCAATTCGGAGTAGGCCCACAGAATATTGCTAAAATACAAGCAATGACAAAAGCGGCTGAGGAAGCAAAAACGGATTACAGACAAGAAGGCGGTAAGTTTGACCAAATAGAGCAAAGCGGAATTGAAGCATTAGAAGCTGCACAGAAGAAGCAGCAAAACATCGATGCCCTACCTATGTCTCCAACAGCACAAACTGGAGCACAGGACTTCCAAGATGCTGAGGGTGTATTAGATTGGGCTAAGAAATCATTTAAGAACCCACTAGGGGCTCTCGCGTTTATAGGTGAGATAGCAGCTGAATCTTCCCCCAGTATAGCCGCTGGTATTGGTACATCTATCCTTACGGGTAACCCTGTAGCTGGCGCTGGTGTAATGATCTTTTCTGGTGCACCTCAGACATTCAGCGGTGAGTTTGTAGACTTCTTACGCGAAAAAGACATCGACTTAAGCAATGCTGAGGAAATAGGGGAAGCACTGAGAAACGACGACATTTTAGACGAAGCTTTTAGTCGAGGTATTGAAGCGGCCGCCATCATAGGTTTCTTTGAAGCAATAGGCATGAAAGCTGGTGGTGGTATTCTACGTCAGACATTTGCTCAGTCAGCTACAGGTGGTGGCGGTGAGGCAGCAAAACAATATGCCCTCGATGGCAAGATAGTTCCAAAAGAAGTTGCCTTAGAAGCCGTAGCAGAAACAGCTACAGTTCCTGGTGAGGTAGCAATAATACAAGGACGCAGCCTATTTACCAAAGACGGTAACTTAGTTGACCCTAACAGCCTCAATGCCGACCAGAAGCAAGCAGCGGCAAGCGTAGCTCAGTTGTTACGTCAAATTGCAAACCAAAACGGATACAAATTGAATGACGTCAATGCTTCATCCTCACAGGGTGCAAAGCAAACATTAGAGGCGGCACACGAAAACATTTCAGAACAGTTAAAACAAATAGCTGGCAATAAAGCTGTCAAAGGTTTTCTGTCACCTAAAAATGCAAAGACATTAGATCAACTTATAGATGATTACTCAGCTGCCCAGGTAGCACTTCGCCAGGGTAAAAACAAAGTTAAATCTAAAGTTACTAAAGACAACTTTGATGCTATCATGCGTCTGCTTCCCGATAGCGCTGAGAAGACACAAATAGCCAACCTACTTAAAATGTCTAACCAGGTCACCGACTTATTTAACAATGGTCTAAAAGGTGGCTTAAGCCAGTACACAGATTACTTTAATCCACTATCAGTATCAGGCGCTGCTTACGATCCTAGGTCAGGAGCTAACGTAGTATTAGGTGGTGGTGCAGCCATAGCAACTTTTGGTAAAACCCTAATCATTCCAGCCGCTGGTCGAATAGTAGACTTCTTCACAGGGCGAAGATCTAATGTAGCCCGTTTCGTTAAGAAGAACGAAAACAGACTAGGGTTAGCAACACCTGATGGCCCGTCGTTAATTGAGCAAGCAGAACAAAAGAAAGCAACAAGCAAAGCTAGAAGACAAGCAGTTGCCAAAATAGCAACAATTCTGAACGCACCTAAACCAGGCTTTGTAGAGAACATCTTGTTAGGCACTGGTCTTGACCGCAACGGTCTCGAGACTGTCCTAAACAACATGGCAGCTGACTTTGCTAGTGACCCAGAGTTCACAAGCATTCTTAATGACATCCAAAGCAACCTAGACGCTGAAGGTGTTGAGTATCTTGATGTCTTAACTGAGATTATTCCTGTGATAGGCGCATACGCCCAGGCAAACTCACCTGACCTCATTACAAACACCCCAGATAACCCGTTACTAAAACGCGAGTTCGAAGGACCTAACGTAGACCCAACGTCTCCAACACAGCCTCAGAACCAAAGCGACTTAGATTATGGCCCTACGTACACTACACAGGAAAACTACAATCGAGGCATCGAGAATAACTTACAGTTCAATCGAGAGCTACAGGAAGGTGCTACATTAGATCAAAGCTTGTCTAGAGGTGACCGTGCTCTTATCATTACGTCCCTGGAGAACCTAACGAACAACTTAGGGTCATCACCAGTACCTACCGTACAGACTGAGATCCAAAAGCTACAGGACCTTGGAGTCTCACAGGAAGCTATCGATACATATGTTCAACCATACGTAGATCGTGTCATCAGCCAGCAAAGACGCAATGCTCCTAAGTTAGAAGAAGCGCGAATAGTTCCAGTACCTTTTAATAACTCGCGGATGCAAGAAATCTTCGGTGTCAGCGAACCTACCCAGGGCGGTAATTATATCGATTTAGATACCAAAGAAGACTTAACTGGTAACACCTACACAGGGGGCAAAGTTTCTATTGTCGATGGTAAGCCCGTTTTAGAAACACAGGACACTACAAGCGATCCAAGCACAAAAGCAGATGGGCGAATTGTTAGGGTAAACTTGTTCAAGCAAAAAGCTGGCTGGAAGTGGGTTGATAACGAAGACGGTCCTAGTACTATTGTTTCAACTGAAGTTGGTAATAAGCATTATTATTCTTTATCCTCTGACTTTCAAACCCCAGTTACTTTACAGACATACCCTAACAAACCAAGTGAGCCACGTCTCCGACCTACAACACAAGGCGAGGTGGTACTTGGTAATCAGGTAGGCAGCATAAATCTCAGAGGCAATATACGCCCTGTTTATGATGAAGTCCGTATTGTCTCAAAACAACAAAACAACACAGGCCCCATCCTAAGTCAGACACCAAACCCACTAAACATACCTACTGAGGATCTGTCTGCAACTAACTTAAACGAGATGCCATCAGCTGAAGATATAGCTCAAATGCGCGAGGGAACATATAAGCCCGAAACCAAGCGCACATTAGTTGATGCTGTCGATTACCTTAATAAGAAATGGCAGAAGGCTACAGGACGTACAGAGCCATTTGAGTATACCCCTGAGAACGTCGACAGAATAGCATCATTAATGGCTACTGAAGCTATGCAAGCTCTTAAGAACGACGGTAACGCTATTGGATGGTACGACAGAAAGCTAAAAGCAGCCAAATCTGTTGTCTCTCTGGTTGATCCTCGAGTTACTCAGTCACCAGACGCAGAAGCAGCATTTGATTTTGCCTTAGCAGTTACATCTAACGGTCAAGCAGTAGCTGATAACTTTGAGTATGCATTAGAGGTGTTTAGGCACTTTATGGACAATGGCGTTATGCCTACCGACACCTGGATAAAAGGTGGTGAGCGCAACAAGGCAATGATTGAGGCATTTACTTTCTTTAATACCTACAATGCGTCAGCTACAAACATGTCTATTCAAGACTTTTTAGACAGTGATTTTACTGTACGAGATCTTAAGGAGTGGGCAGCTGCGTTTAATGCAAGGAATGGCACTAAAATTAAGGTTCCATCATCTGAAGGCCAAAATGAAACAGTTAAAGGCTCATACATAATTGGACCTAAAATAGGCCAGGGCTTCTACCAAAACATTCGAGGAAACTATGATCCACTTACGATGGACATTTGGTGGATGCGTATGTGGAATAGGCTTGTTGGTCGTCCATTTAAGACACAAACTGCAAAAGCAGCTAATGAGGGACGCCAAAGAGTAAAAGAGGCCCTAAAAACTAAGAACCAAGATGCATTAGAGAAACGTCTTACTAATGAAAGTCTAAAGAAACTAGGATTAACGAGGGCATCCTTAAAAGATCAGGACACTTTTGATGAGTTTGTCATTGAGTTAGAAGCAAATTACCAGCGTTTCTTCTCAAGAAGAGGAAAAGAGCTAAAAGGCACTGGTAAGAAGGTTGAAAAGCCAGAGTTATTCCTTGCTACAGGCTCTTTAGTCAAGAATATTACGCCACAACTACAAGGGCAGCCAAAAGGCCCCGGAGAACGCTCTTATATGCGTACAGTTACTAAGGCTGCCATTGAAAAGCTACGTCAGAATGGCTATATGATAGATACAGCCGACTTCCAGGCACTTATGTGGTATCCTGAGAAGCAGCTGTTTAGAAAACTGGGTGTCGCCCCAGGACGTGGCGCAGATAATGACTATTTAGATGCTGCTAAGATGCTTGCAGCTAAGGAAGGGTTTACAGATGACCAAATTAACCAAGCACTCCCCCCATCAGACGGAGACGGAGCAGTCAATAATCAGTCAAATACCCCAGGACAAGATGGCCCAGGCAATCCAAGAGCTAGTCGAGTTAGCCCAGCGCAACAGCCCAGAGTTGCAGCCGCCCTCGCAGAACGTATCCAGGGGTCCGATAGGAGATCCACCCCGAGGGGCGCTGTCCCAAGCCAACAAGAGGTAAAACAGGCTGGTCAGGCAATAAAAGCAGTCTTAGAGATTGGTAAGCCTGGATCTAGATACGAAGATGGCATTAGAACTCTAGATGATGTTAGGAAACTTGCTGATGTCATTAATATATCGTTAGAGCTATTTAGTACCCAAGAAGCATTAGATGCTGCATATGAAACCGCTGGAGGTAGTGGTGGGAAAGTTGCTGGGTTCTTTCAGCGTAACGAAACGACGCAAAGAAGCCGAGCAGCGGTTTTAGACGAAGGCGCTGTAGACGTGCTTGGAGTAACAACTTCAGAGTTTGACGCATACATCACTGCATTACATGAAGTTTTACACGGTTTAGCCGATCAACAATATCACCCAGGTATACTAAATAAGTTTGGCACAAAGGCAGAGGGAATAACCAGGCCACTCCAAAAGGTAGGTAAGAACCCACTTACTGGGCGTATTGAAATAGCTGGTCACGGTTCTTGGGAGCAGTTTGTAGGACGTCTTTTAACTAACAATACGCAGACACCTAAAAAGCTACGCAACAAAGTCTTAAAAGAAATAAAAGACATGCAAGCGAAAGCAGACTTTAGGCCCGTTGGTTTCAGTGATACCAACAACCGTTCAGCAGTTCGAGAGCGTGAAGGAATAGCATTTGATCCTAAATATAAGAAGTACGTTAGGGGCGCACCTGAGATGGCTGTCGATCCTCTAATATTCTACATGAATAATCCAAAGCAGATGAAAAAGGATTATCCAGCGACTGCAAAAGCTATTCAAGGGTTCTTCCAATATAGCACTCGAGTACAATTCTTTACGCACCCACTAGCAATGGCAATGGCTGTCATCATGGCAGTAATGGCAAAACAAGACGAAGCAGCTGACGAAGAAGAGCGTCGTCGCATGATGCCACCACCCGGTGCACTCAATCAGCCAATGCAACCTGGAGCATTATCAGCATAATAACGTAAGGAGACGGTTAGATGGGTTACAAGCCAAACGTCCCTCGAAAGAAACAACCCCCAAAACCAAAGCTGATGCCAGGTCGAGCAAGACCAGCGCACAAGAACCCTCTCGCACTTCAGCATCAGACACCAGAAGGCCGAGCAAAGCATAAAGAGATGCTTCGGACCCGAAAGAATAAGGGCGGTCGACCACTAAACGTCCCTGACGGTTACACAAAGGAAACAATTAAGCCAATCGTTGACCAGGCAAAGAAGGACGCCAGAAAGGCGGTAAGTATTATGAAGAAACAATATGAGATCGATGACCCACGCGCCGAGGAAGCTCTAGAGACCGCAATCGAGATCATGCGTACACCAATTCACAACCGTGATCGACTACAGGCTGCAAAGCTGGTCCTTGATTTCACTAAAGTCAAACCAGTAGCTAAATCTGAGATTACTGTCGGTAAGGCCGAAGAGTTCCTCAGTTCACTTCTCGAGCCTACTAATGACAGTAGCGACGAGCAGCAACAACAAGAAGAATAAGCCAACGATGGCTACAAAGGAGCAGCTGGCTGAGGTCCGTAAACGTCTCTATGAGGACTTCAGTTTCTACGCAAACAGTGCACTTAAGATCCGTACTAAGACGGGTGACATTGCACCACTTAAGTTAAAACCAGCCCAGAAGATCCTGGACGATGCAGTAACTGATCAACTGAAGACAGAAGGCAAAGTCCGAGTAATCATTCTGAAGGCACGTCAGCAAGGTCTATCGACGTATGTTGGCGGCTACCTGTACTTCAGCGTCTCCCAGCGCAAAGCTGCGAAGGCCCTGGTGATTACACACCACTCAGATAGTACAAGAGCCCTATTTGATATGACTAAGCGCTATCATGAGAACTGTCCTGAGATCTTAAAACCACACACGAAGTATTCTTCACGCCGCGAGTTGTCTTTCGATGTGCTCGATAGCTCATATGTTGTTGCTACGGCTGGTGGTGAGGCTATTGGTCGAGGGGAGACCCTGACCCACGTTCATGCGTCGGAACTTGCGTTCTGGTCTAAGACCACCGCCGCCGACAACTGGAACTCACTGACCCAAGCTGTCCCCAATACTAAAGGCACCGCTATATTTGTCGAGAGTACAGCCAATGGGGTCAGTGGGATCTTCTACGAACTCTGGAAAGGAGCAGTCGAGGGAACTAACGGTTTTGTACCAGTGTTTATCCCTTGGTTTGCAGACCCTGAGTATCGAGAGACGGTCCCTGAGAACTTTGAGCGTACACCCGAAGAACAAGAGCTATCAGAAGCATACGATCTCGATGATGGTCAGCTTATGTTTAGACGACGTAAGGTTGCACAGAACGGCCTGGACTTGTTTAAACAGGAGTACCCCTCAGAGCCTGAGGAAGCCTTCCTGACAACAGGTCGACCAGTGTTTAACCCAGAGCAGCTACAGAAGACTTTGACTACTGCTCGAGACCCTGTGGAGCGCCTAGCGCTCGAGGGAGAAGACTGGCTGAACAACCTACGTGGTGAACTAACGCTATACAGGCGTCATGACCCTGGTGAGCAATATGTTGTTGGTGCGGATGTTGCTATGGGCGTCCGAGGCGGTGACTACAGTGTAGCCCAGGTCCTCGACAGTAAGAAACGCCAGGTGGCAACCTGGAGAGGTCATGTGCACCCAGACTACTATGCAACCGTCCTATATCACCTGGGACACTTCTATAACACAGCGTTCATCATTGTTGAGAACAACGGTCACGGCCTTTTGACGTGCACCAGGTTAGCTAAAGATATGGCCTACCCAAACTTCTTTACGGAAGTCCAGGTCGACAAGCTGACAGACAAGGAAACCATCAAGTTAGGCTTTAGCACAACAGCAAAAACTAAGCCTCTAATCATTGACGAGCTTCGAGCATCAGTGCGCGAAGGCGAGGTAGAACTCAATGACAAAACAACGATCCGAGAGATGCTTACTTACGTGGTAACTGAGAGCGGATCTATGGAAGCAGAACCAGGATGCTACGACGACTGTGTCATGTCGTTGGCATTAGCCAATCACGTGCACGAAGGTGCCTGGGAACCAATAGAGAGTGCAGATGACTATTATATTGAAATGGTATAATCACTATGGATAAAACAGAATACAAAGCGGTGGACGACGATAAACTCGTCACGATCATCGACGACAACATACGTCGTTCAATCGGATATTATGACTCGCAGATATCCAAAGAACGCCGCAAAGTTATCGACTTCTACAATGCATCTCTACCTAAGCCAGCCCATGATGGTAACTCGAAGTATGTCTCTATGGACGTCTACGACGCAGTAGAGAGCATGAAGGCTGCACTCCTGGAGACATTTAGCACAGGCTATAAGACGGTACGGTTCGCACCTCAGACTGGAGAGGATACACGTATCGCTGATATAGCTACAGCGTATTGTGATTACGTAGCCAACAGACAAAACAACCTGTTCGAGGTAATGCAGTCCGTTATACACGACGGTCTTATAGCCAGGACTGGCCTATGTAAGGTGTACTGGGACGAGCGCACCGACAGTTACCTGGAGCCTATCCAGGATTTAACCGAGGAAGAGTTTGACACAATCGTCGCCCAGGACAACGTCGAGATCGAAGAGGTAGAACAAGATGAACTAGGTCTTTACTCTGGGGATCTACGTGTTTCCCAGGATGCAAGCCAGGTCGTCATTGAGGCCATTGCTCCAGAACAGTTCGTCATCGAGCCTCAAGCTAAATCACTAGAAGACGTACAATTCTGTGGTCATCGAACCACTATGACAATCTCAGAACTTAGAGAGGCTGGTTATGATGAAGAGCTTATTGCGAAGATTGGAGATCATGAAGATGTGGAAATGGAAACCGATCCAGAAGTGCTGGCAAGGCATGAAGAGATTGGTCAAGACCGTGGCTTCAATGCTAAGGGTTTCCAAGATCAAGTCAGGAGTATCACTGTTTATGAGCTATACCTGGACATCGATCTCGATGCTACTGGCATTGCTGAAACGTACAAAGTAATAAAAGCTGGGAACGTAATACTTCACAAAGAGAAATGCACATACAAACCTTTCTGTGCTTTCGTACCACTCCCGATCCCACACTCGTTCTTCGGGTCTAACTTCGGGTCCAAGGTTGTCCCTATCCAGACTGCACGTACCGTCTTGACCAGGTCGATCCTCGATCACGCTATGATCACGAACAACCCAAGATACACTGTGGTCAAAGGCGGTCTTACTAATCCACGGGAGCTCATTGACAATCGCGTCGGGGGCATCGTCAATGTTTCTAGGCCAGATGCAATCAGCCCAATGCTACAGGCACCTCTAAACCCGTTCATCTTCCAGACAATCCAGATGCTGGACGAGGACAAAGAGGACACTACAGGCGTCTCACGTCTATCACAGGGCCTCAACAAAGACGCTATCAGTAAGCAAAACTCAGCGGCTATGGTTGAACAACTGGCGACGATGAGCCAACAGCGTCAGAAGATTATTGCACGTAACTTTGCAAACAACTTCTTAAAGCCTCTGTATCAAATGATTTACCAGCTGGTTGTCGAGAACGAACCTGACGCCAAGATCGTAGAGATTGCTGGTGATTACGTCTCCGTTAATCCAGCCGCCTGGGGCCAGAAGCGAGATGTCACCGTTGAGCTACACCTAGGATACGGTGAGCAAGAAGCCGAAGCACAAAAGTACCTGGTGTTACACGGGCTGATGTCACAGGACCCAGTCTTGAGCACAATGTACACACCACAGAACCAACACGCCCTAATGACACACGTCATGGAGCAGAACGGCATTAAGAACGTCAAAGATTACTTAACGCCACCATCTGAAGTTCCACAAGAGCAGCCAGATCCAGCCCAGGAGATGGCAATGCAAGCTCAACAGAAACAACTGGAACTGCAAGAACGTCAGACAGCTGTAGCCGAGATGAAGGCACAGATGGACGCTCAGATTGCACAGATGAAACTACAGTTAGATCAGATGAAGGCACAACAACAGTTCGCACTTCAGTCTGACAACCAGGATCTCAAAGAGGCACAACTCGAGCACAAGCAAATGGTCGACAAAGCCGAACTAGAGATAGCGAGAACCGCTGACGACGTCAGAGCTATCGCATCACCAACTGGGTAACCACCAGTTTAACAACAGGAGTAACCTATGCCTAAAGGTAAAGGAACCTATGGGTCCAAAAAGGGCCGACCACCTAAAAAGTAAAATAACCTAGGAGAGATGATCAATGAATGATCAAGAAACTATGATTAAGTACGGCGAAGACTGTGAAACACTACTTAAATCAGAACCTTTCACCCGAGTGATTAACACCCTTGTAGATCAAACCTTTCAGAACTTTGTTAACTCAAAGCCTGAGGATAACAAGGAACGCTCGATCACATATTACCACTATCGCGCACTTGTTGACGTGGTTAACACACTGAAGCAACAGGTCTCAGTCAAAGACGAGATACTAGCTAAAGCAGACAGCGGCGATAACAGCCAAGAGGAAGCATAGGACCATGTCTAACGTCCAGAAAGAAGCTACTCAACCAAGGGCATTTGAAGATTTAATGGATGCCTCGGACGCCATACTAGAACGCTGGTCGGACGGTAAGAACCTATCCGAAGAGAGCGAAGAACTAGAGGCAACTGACGAACCCCCCGTCGATGAGACAGACGAGGACACGTCAGATACACAAGATGATGACAATGATTATGAAGAGGTCGAAGATACCGAAGAGGACCCTGATGAAAGCATCACTGAAGATGAAGATGAACCAGAGACAGATCAAGAAGATGATGAAACGGAAGTTGAGTTGTCTGACGATACTCTGGTTGAAATACCAATCGACGGTGAGACGAAACAGGCATCCTTAAAGGATCTAAAACGTCTTTATGGACAAGAAGCATCATTGACCCGTAAGTCTCAAGAAACAGCTGCCAAACGTAAAGAAGCGGAAGACGCTTTGGCAAAGGCAGACATCAGCTATCGGAAACTCCTGGAACGTGCGGAAGCGCGTATGAAGCCTTATCAAGAAGTAGACATGCTAGTTGCAAGCAGACAGATGTCGACTGAAGACTTCGCCGCATTTCGTCGTGAAGCCCAGGAAGCCGAGAAAGATCTAAAGTTCCTAAAAGAAGAAGCTGACGCATTCTACAAGGACGCCCAGGCACAACAACAAAAGCAAGTGCAAGAAGCGGCTCAGAGTTGCGTAAGGGTTCTATCTGAACAACTGCCCGACTGGGGAGACGAATTGTATAATAACATTCGTTCTTACGCAGTCAGTCAGGGTTTACCCCAGGAACAAGTAGATCGATATGTTGACCCAGCGGTCATCATGATCCTTAACAAGGCACGTCTATATGATCAGACAAAAGCCAGCGCAAAAACAAAGAAAGCGAAGGCCAAGGTGATTAAAACTAAAGAAGGAACTCGCAAAGTTCTGAAGACTAAGAAAGCACCTAAGAACGACGCCGACCTACGGGTCCAGCGTAATAATGATGCTGTCAGACGTCTGAGGAGTAACCCGAGCCGTTCTGGCGACCTAGAGGATATTGCTGATGCTCTAATGTCACGTTGGGAGCGTTAAAGTTCAACAATCTCAATATAAAAGGTAACAAACATGACGACCTTCACAACGTACGATCAGGTGGGTCGGAAGGAAGACGTATCGGATATCATTTCTGATATTACTCCTACTGATACCCCCATGTTCAGTCTAATTCGATCAGAGAAAGTCTCTGCTCGTAACTTTTCCTGGTTAGAAGACTCCCTCGCTGCCGCTGCGGATAACGCAAAAGTGGAAGGAGCCGACGCATCTATGGCAACTCTAACCAGTGCTACAGAGCGTTCTAACAACACGCAAATCCTGACTAAAGCTTTCCAAGTTTCTGCAACTTCAGACGCCATTGCCACTTACGGAAGGGCGAAGGAGACCGCATATCAACTTGGACGCGCACTTAAGGAAATTAAGCGCGATTTAGAGCGAGCTTATGTAGGCGTAGATAACGCAAAAGCAGCTGGATCATCCAGTGCAGCGCGTGAGATGGACTCAGCAACACAACAGATCTCAACATCTGTCGACGCTGGTGCCAACGCTACTGACGCACTCACAGAAGCTAAAATCCTGGAGTTAGGCGAAGATTGCTTCAACAACGGTTCTGATCCATCAGTTCTGATGATCAAACCAGGTGATGCACAAATCGTCGCTGGCTTTGCAGCTGCCTCTGGACGTAACCGTGAATTCGCTCAAACGAAGACACTCGTTAACGTCATTGATTTGCTAGTGACGCCCTATGGTGAGTACAAAGTTACGCTCAACAGGCACCAGTTAACAACCCATGCATTCCTGATTGACCCATCTATGTGGCGATCATGTGTGCTACGTCCATTCTCCCGTACTCTCTTGAGTAAAACTGGGGACTCGGACAAGCATTTTGTGGTCGGCGAATATTCGCTCAAGCACATGAACTATGCTGACGGTGGTATGATAACAGGTCTTTCCTGATTATAAGCCATAGCCTAGGCCCTTCGGGGCCTGGGTCTACAGATGAGGGTCACCCTTGTCGTCTTAGGGTTTTTGCTCTCCTTACCCTGAGATGACTTGGGTGGCCCTCTTTGCATTTCTAAGGAGATATTATGATGTCTATCAAAGGCACTACCACTAAACCTGGCGTAGAACTGCTAGGTGTAGAAACTGAGTACTTACAGGAAGGCGACAACGTCGTCCGTAAGCACACCCAAGAGATAAGCCAAGCATTTCTGGACGACCTAAAGGACAGTCGAAATGCATCTAAGGACCAGCGCGAAGGTGAATTCATGCGCGTAGCCTCAATCCCCGTTGCAGTACATGAGCAATGGTTGCGCGAGGGTTTCGACCTCTATCAGTCTACTGGCCCAGAAATCATGAAACGTCTTCGAGACCAAAACCTTGATTACTTTCTAGCAACCGAAAAGAGGATCTAACTTATGTACAGCGACAAAGGACCATTTAAGCCATGCAAAGGGTGTCCAACACCAGGAACTTGTAAACTCAACGGTGAATGTATGAAGGGTGTTAAGTAATGGGTAAAGCTCCCTGGAATAAGAAAAACCCGAAGCCCAAAAGTCAGCGCAAGAAGATGACACCATCACAAGTATCATCTGCAAAGGCTCGAGCTAGAGCAGCTGGTCGTCCATATCCAAACCTGGTCGACAACATGGCAGCAAGAAAGAAAGTTAGGTAGAAATGAACAAAGGTGAAATCAGGGCGCACTTCCTGGCCCTACTAAATAGGACTGACTGTAGTAATACCCTGGCTGATACCTTTATCGATCAAAGTATTGCACGTATTGAACGTACACTAAGAATACCACCGATGGAAAAGACGCAGACGTACACAATTCTATCTTCTACGTCATTTGTAACGATCCCGTCAGATTTCCTAGAGATTACTGATTTTTACTACGACAGTACAAACCTAAAGCGTGTGCCTCTAGCTAAAATGGTGGAAATGTCAGACGGTAACGAACAGGGGACACCTACGTCATTTTCCCGTGAAGGTGAACTGATGAGGATCTACCCATACCCGACAACTGGCACACTAACTATGAACTATTATGCTTCATTTACTGACATGACGTCAGACACTGACGAAAATGACTTGGCTCTTATAGGCTCTGACCTGATTATCTACGGTGCTCTAGCGTATGCATCAGACTATTATCTGGATGAGCGTGGTCCTCTATTTGAAGGTAAGTTTGCTCAGTTCATGGCAGAGATGCAAGAACAAGCAAATGACGCTGAGACATCTGGAACTGTACAGTCAATGCAACCTGTAGCTCTTTACATCGAAGGTTAATACTTATGGCAAAGTCTTCATTTTATTCTGGTACTGGTATTACCAATAATGAACAGAACGCAATAGATGGCGCAAAGAACGCAGCTGAAGCAGCCCGTGACGCAGCCCAGGTAGCTCAAGCAGCGGCTGAGACAGCTGAGACTAACGCTGAAACAGCTGCTACCTCTGCCTCTGGTCAAGCCACCATAGCCACCACCAAAGCTTCTGAAGCTTCTACAAGTGCAACCACAGCTGCTACTCATGCATCTACAGCCACCACTAAAGCTTCTGAAGCTTCTACAAGTGCAACTAACGCAGCTACAAGTGCAACTAACGCAGCTACTAGTGAGACTAATGCTGCTACTAGTGAAACCAATGCAGCATCAAGTGCTTCTACAGCTACTACCAAGGCGTCTGAGGCATCTACTAGTGCATCCACAGCCACAACTAAAGCCTCTGAAGCAGCCTCGAGCGCTACAACAGCATCAACTCAAGCAACAAACGCTGCCACAAGTGCAACGAATGCAGCAAGCAGTGAGACCAACGCAGCTACCAGCGCAACAAACGCAGCCTCGAGTGCTACTACAGCATCCACCCAAGCAACCAATGCGGCCTCAAGTGCTACTACGGCATCCACCCAGGCTACAAATGCCGCCTCGAGTGCCTCTACTGCATCAACTAAAGCCTCTGAGGCATCCTCAAGTGCATCTAGTGCATCAGCTGCTCAGACAGCCGCTGAGGGTGCCAGGGACAGTGCACTAGCTGCCTTCGATAGCTTCGATGATCGGTACCTAGGGGTTAAGTCATCAGACCCTACAACAGACAACGACGGTGACGCACTAGCCGCTGGTATGCTCTACTTCAGTAGTACTGATACTGCGATGAAGGTGTACAGCGGTTCTGCCTGGGTCGACGCTTATGTATCAGGCCAAGATTACATGTCGCTAACTGGTGGCACAATGACTGGTGACATTACCTTCAACAGTACACAGCTGTTCGATGGTCGGGATGTGTCAGTTGATGGCATCAAATTAGATGGTATCGAAAGTAACGCCACCGCCGATCAGACAGCGGCTGAGATTAAGACAGCATATGAAAGCAACAGTGATACAAATGCTTTCACTGATGCAGACCACAGCAAGCTAAGTGCAATCGAGGCGTCAGCTGATGTGACTGATGCAGCCAATGTTAATCCACTGGTCGACAGCCACTTAAACACCTCGACAGCAAGCTCTGGTGAGTACTTAAGTTGGAACGGAAGTGATTACGACTGGGCTAGTGTACCAGCTGGTTACGCTGACAGCGATGTCGACACACATCTGAACACATCGGGTGCATCTACGAACCAATACTTAAAATGGAACGGAAGTGATTACGCCTGGTCGACAGTTGATCTATCAAACGTAGACGCTGTTACAGTCGACGGTCTGGACTCCACGCAGTTCTTACGCAGTGATGCGGCTGATGCTGCAACTGGACAAATTGACTTCCAGTCAATGCCGAAAGTCACTGTCGCTGGATTTGCTGGGTTTGAGTATCACAACACATCAGGCCAATGGGAAAGTTACGTCGGGACAGAGAATAATGCTGGCGGCCTGAGATACAACGCAAGACAAAACGATCATACGTTCTACACGAACAGTACAGAGCGCATGAGGCTTACAACAACTGGGCTAGGGATTGGTGGAATTGCGCCAGTAACACCACTACATATTTCTGGCGGTTCTGCAACAAGGGCAGATATTCAAATCACAACCAATGCAACAGGAAATACTAGTGGTAATGGTTTTCAAGTTGGTTACATTGATAGCGTTGGCGCATTTAACTGGAATTATGAAAACACTGATTGGTACGTAGGAACTAATAACAATAGAAGGCTTACCATTAATGGCAGCGGTGATCTGTTGGTGGGTAAGACTGTTACTACTTTTGGCACCGAAGGTATTGCGGCATTTAATTCTGCGGATAGTGGTGGCTCACGTATTAACATTACAAATGATGGTGGTACTCCTTTAAATTTAAATCGTCTTACGTCTGATGGCGATATTGCAGGGTTTTACAAAGACGGCACTAGTGTGGGGAGTATTGCTTCACGGTCGGGCGTTGTATCTACGATAGTGCTTGACCCTCGTTCTGGTCAGGGGGCGGGACTTACTGGCGCAAGCTCCGCTTTAACTCCTGTAGATGAGACAGGTGCGGAAGTAGACAATGACGTATCACTGGGCAACAACTTCAATCGCTTCAAAGACCTCTACCTCTCTGGCAGTTTATCGAATGGCACTACCTCTCGCACTGTAGCCGACATTGTAGGTTTAACTAGCTCACAGTTCTTGCGTAGTGATGCGGCAGATACTTTTACAGGCAAATTGACCTACACTGGAAGTAATGAAGGTTTAGAGGTCGCTGGTATAAGAGGTGCTGGATTAGGCAGTCAAACTGGTGACTACATCCACATGTACGAGAGGGTTCACATTGGCTCTCCCAGTGGTTGGGGTTCTGGTAATGCGCCATCTTATGGCCTTTCAACTCACGGTGGCGCAGAGTTTAACACTGGCAGTGTTTCTGGCGCACCTTTTACATTTCAGGGAAACACCATCTGGCACGCTGGCAATGCCACTGGTGCTGGTTACGTTGACACTGCAACAGGTAACTACGGCACAATCAAGGTTGACGATGACCGTGGTGTTACTTGGGCTGGATACGCAATCCGAGACGATTGGGTCTTTATGTCTGACTGGGCTGGCAGCTGTGGTATCTATAATGATACTGACAATGAGTGGGCTATATATATTGCTCAAAACGCTGGAACAGCTTTGTACTATAACGGGACGGCTACTTTCGCAACTGTGAGTGGCGGTGCCGCTGTAACAGGCGCACTGACAGCCACTGGCGACATCACAGCTTACTACTCAGATGAACGGTTAAAGAACTTCGAAGGTAAGATCGATGGTGCTTTAGACAAGGTAAGCAAACTTAGTGGATACTACTACCGCGAGAACGACAAAGCCAAGGAGCTAGGCTACGAGAATGACGCTCGTCAGGTTGGTGTGTCTGCCCAAGAAGTTGAAGCAGTAATGCCAGAAGTGGTTAAACCAGCCCCTGTTGATCCTGAGTACAAAACGGTTCAGTACGAGAAGCTCGTGCCGCTGCTAATTGAGGCGATCAAAGAGTTAAAAGAAGAGGTCAGGCAGCTGAAGGAGGACAAGGTATGACACTGCAATCGTCTGGCGCAATCTCAATGAGCCAGTTACGGACGGAGTTCAACAAGTCAGGCCAGACTAGCATGAGCGACTATTATGATATTGTGGATGACGTCCCCGCCTCTGGCGCACTCGATATGTCTGACTTCTATGGTCGACAGCGCAAAGGCAAGCTACATGCTATTGGTGCTTTTATCGGTGGATCTTTGTCTTCAAGTAAATCATCGGGCGTCAGTTCGACAAGCTACGTTGCGTCGGGTGACTATCGTTTTAATTACTCAACAACATTAAGCAGCGCCTACAACCCGTGCATTCACCAGGGTACAGACAATCGACAATCTGGTTATGGCTATGGCACGGGCGTTCTATTCTTTTATAAGTATGCCTATGAGCAAAACACAGGCAGCACCAGGGCGAGGCACAGATACAACGCCTACCGCGTGGGCCGCGACTGGTCTATCAACCATATATCCATGCTTTCATGGGCGCATTTCGATTAGGAGTTTACAATGGCAGAAACCCCAGTCGCAACATGCGCGGCCAATGGCACAACGATCTACGGGTCCCACGGCGTGTCTAGTATCACCGCGCACGGCACAGGCAACTACAGTTATAACTTCGATAGTACTACCCAAGGCTACAGGACAACTAGCTGGGACGGTTGCAACATTGTGTCAGCGCAGACGCCTTACACATCCAACACCTACAGCTATCGTATGCTTCAGCGGTACAACTATCATTTCACGAGTAGTCAATCACGGGTAAACGTCTACACGTCCAACGTCTACTACAACAGTTACTTCTATGGCCTTTTGCGTAACCCAGGTTATCACACCCTGGTTTCCACATCTGGTGGGACACAAGACATCGACGAGTGTGACGTTGTCGGCGCGGTTCGTTTTAGTACAAACGCAAGCATAAGTTCATGGGAAACTGGGACATCAAGTGTTTCTGACCTCGGTACTGGTATTCTCCGCGTGAACTGGACGACAGCATTCCAGAACAACTTCAGCGACTACAGAGCAGCCGCCATACAGTTTCAGTTCTACATCTCAGGATATAACACCGTCGACATGGTGTACCGTCGAGCGACTGGTTACATCGATATTCAAAGTGTGGATAGCTACGGAAATCGCCGAAATCAATCAAGCTGCTCACTTTTAGCATTTAAGACATAAGAGGAGGCATCATGCCAAACAGCGATTACAGAATTCTATATAAGTCGCGTGAGGGTGTCCTGGCAATAGTATCCCCAGCCGACAACTGTGGTCTTACAGTTCAAGAGATTGCAGAAAAGGATGTACCTACAGGCCACCCGTTCAAGATCGTGGCAACCAGTGATTTATCTCTTGATCACAATGACGAGTACAGAAACGCCTGGACCTGTTCTGATGACATCCTGACAGATGGCGTCGGGGGTGACCACGGTAATGATGCAGATGCTGGATACCTGGTCCCACAAACTCATGAGGATGGGACAGCAAAAACACAAGCCGAGTTAGACGCTGAGTTCGAGCAGTTAGTTTACGGAGTAGCACCAAATGATTGATTATGACATTGACCGTGCAAAAGGTCTAAAGCGACAATTCATAAGAGTTGAACGAGCAGCTAAGTTCCAGAAACTAGATGTGGATTACATGCGTGCGTTGGAAGCAAACGACCAGGCTGCACTGACAGACATAGCTGACAAGAAAGCTAGACTTAGGGATGCACCAGCT